TTCACCAACTTTATCAGCAATCCACAGTGCTTTAGCTTCCGATGTAGAGTTAGCTAATCCAGTGATATTTTTTAATGGTATATTTAAACCATTAGCTTTTAAAAATTCAAATATAGCTGGAGCAGAGTCAGCAGGTCTTGCTGTTAATACAAACATATTCTCAGGACCAAACTTACCTTGCAATTTCATTGCTTTGTTAAATAACGGCGCTGTCTTGCCATCAACAACTTTGTTGAACTCTGAGAAGTCCCATTGATAACCTAACTCTGTTAGCTCTTGATATGTGCTAGCATATTGCTCAGCGTTTAATGTACCTTTAGTTCCATCTGGTCTAGTGAATCTAATTAAAGATTTACTAGTGGCTAGAGTATCATCAAAATCTAGAACGGTAATACCTTTTGTTGGGTTGTTAGCTGAGCGAGAAAACTGAACAGCTTTAGGTAGGTTGTTGACTGGTTTAATTGTAGAAGGCACATTAGTTATCAAACCTTTATCTTTTTTGTTTTGTAGATGCCCGTTAACATTGGGGTTTTGATACCTTGTTCTACCACCTTCTTGTCGAAGACTTTTTCCATCAATAGTTTTTTCAGCATTTAATACCTTGTCTATACTGTTGTCCCAAACGTGTACTTTTGCTTGGTTCATTATTTCTTCTAACGGTGTCTGCTCTAATATATCTTTGATCCTCTGCCTGAGATACTTAGTCATGTTTTTAACGGTTATTTCATGCTCTAAAACTAATTCTGTAGCGGGTTTTTTAACTTTATCAGTCACAGTCTCACCAAAAGTATACATTTTTCTAATAGCACCTCTTTGATTAAGTGATAGTAGATCAATAATAGCTAGTTTTTCAGAAACGCTTATGTTACTATCTATTATTTCTTGCACAAAAGCTCTAGCTTCTTTAGCTTCACCGTTAACCTCCTTGACAACACTAGTTTTTCCACGGGATTCTTTTATAGTATCAATATCTTTGTATAAGGTAACTTTTTCATAACTCTTGCCATCATAACTATATCTTACGGTTTTACCTTTTTTTACCTCTTCTAGGTTAAAATGTTTTTCTACAAACTTTTTTCCAAATATTTTTGTAACCGGTCCTTCAAGAAGCTGTTGGTTAGTGTAACTTTTTACAAGACCCTTACCTCCTCTAGCAGATATACCTATGTTTGTTAAAAACTTGTTAACTAAATCTACTTTGTCTTTGGTTGTTGTTAGTTTATTAAATTTATTTTTAAAATACACTCCAGCAGCATCTAAACCTAGCTTTCTGATTTGTGGCACCTTAATATTTACAACGTATTGCTCAAAAGCCTCTATGTTTTTAAAATCAACCAACAAAGCCGCTGTGTTTGGTGGTAAATTAGAAACAAAATTACTATAAGCTTCTTCGTATTGTAAACCACTAGTAATGGCATTTTCAAAATCACCTAAACTTTCTAATAAAACTAAATCTTCTTCTGTAGCTTGTTTTAATATTCTACGCTCTACCTGTATTTGCTTTTTAAGTATAGCTGGTAAAATTTTTCTATCTTGTTGAGCTTCACTTAAAGAAAACTTAACATTATTCTCAGCACTTTTAGAAAACTTAACTCTTGGTCCTTGTACAACACCATCTACTGTCACGTTGTTACCTTCCTGTACGTTTTCAAGAATACTAACATAAAAGTCACCTTCTCTTTCCATTACAATAGCAGTACGACCTTTTGCTATTTCTTTTTCAACTATTTGATCAGCCTCTCGTATAGTTTCTGGATACTTGTTTTCAATAAATAACTCTGAAGAATATTGATCTCTACCATTAGTTTCTACAACAGTTACTTTTTGGCCTTGCATGCTGTAGTATCTTTCGTAAGTAGGTGTTAGATATTTTAAATTAGTTTTAGCAAATCCAGTTGCTGAGCTAGGATCATTAAACTCTTTAAAGTATTTTTGATTAACAGTACCTTCGATAATTATTCTTTCAGCGCTTACCTCAAAGTCTTTTTCAGCAAAAGATCTTTCGTATTTAGTTATGTTATTAAGATTTATTACCTCACCTTTACCCACACTAGTTCCAACGCTAGTTTTTTTATCAGTGTAAACTCTTTCTTCTTTAAAATTGTATCTTTTTCCTCCTTTTCTGTAATTTTCTGTAAACGTTGTTTTGTATTCGCCTTTATCTGTAACTTTTATTCGTTCACCATAAAATTGACCGTCTTTTTTGGTTTCTTGTAAAACAAGTGATCCATCAAGATCTTTTTCAATTGTTGTACCGTTTTTCCTATCACCAGTTACTTTTTCGTAATACAATAAAGTTTCTTTAGTTTTATCTACTTCTATAACTTCCTTGAATCCATCAACTTTTTTACCTCTTACAACAACTCCGCTTGTAGGTTTGTCATTTCTATCCCACCACTGAGGGTCGTTCTTACCATCTCTAAAAGCAACTAACCTACCATTTTGAAACGCTATTTGATGGCCGTTACCTTCTTTATTGTAGTGTTTCCACTGAAACCAAGCGTTGTCTAAGTTAACAGGTTGATCTATCTTTGTTATGCTAACTTGTACATCGCCTTTTTTGCCATCTGCAAAAATAGAAATAGCTGCTGGCTCGGTGCTTACTTCGTATTTGTATTTATTAGTTCCGTTGACACTGTATTCTGCTAAAAGTTTAGCAACTAGTTTTTTAACTTTTTGTTTGTTGGTGTTTTTTACTAAAATCTCTGCCACACCGTATTCATAACGTTCATTAAGATATTGGTCTTTTATTACGTTTTCTAAACCATTGTATTCTACTTCTGTAATCACATCACCGCCCTCCGTTCCGGATTTTGTTCTAGCAGCTAAACACCAAGGGTTTGACTCCTTTCCAAAGTGAGTATCAATTACTTTTCTAGTATCAGCTTGTCCTTGCTTAGAATCTTCAACATTGTAAACTGTAACCCCACCTGCAAACTGAGTTTTATTAGAAAACGTTTTAACGTTATCAGGATTGGTTCTAGTCCCTTTAACCCCTCCAACAAATGTTTCTATTAGAACATTAGGATTTTTAAAAGAGAATGGATCTAACTTCTTCTGAGTAGCTATCTTTTCAGCTTCTATAACTTTGTAACCATCTTCAGGTAGTATTAAGAAGCCGTTGGCTGTATAGTGCATAGCCATTTTCTCATACTTAGACTTTTTATTGTTTGGTATTTCTTTACCATCTACAAAGTCAAATACAGATTGAACGGCGTTTTTTCTTTGCTTTTCAGTAAGATCAGGTCGTCTCTTAGTCAGTTGCTTCTCATAAGCTTCTCTGTGAGATTTAGAGAACTTAATTTGAGAATATACGTTAACGTCTCCCATGCCGTCTATAGCTGCTGAGATGTCTCCTATCGCGTTACTCTTAGAGAATTTAACATTAACCTCTCTACCAATTGCAGCTCCTAGTTCAGCAACACTTCCTGGGTCGATGTCCATTTCAGCAATCTTACTTTGAACTTCTTCAGACTGTCTAGCTTCCATAATTGCATCGGTAACTAAACCATTAACCATTCGCATTGCAAGACCATCTTTTCTAGTACCTTTTAAACCTTGTCTAGCACCAGTAACTGGATTAATACCTGGTTGATCAGCCCAACTTACCAACTCAGTTTCCGTGGGCATTATTTTATTATATAGAGAAGGTGAGAAAGCACCTTTACCTGTTTTCTTGTCTTTTGTAATTTTGTTTAAAGCCTCTGGAGGTAATTGCTCTCTGTTCACGGCATCTTGTACTTGCTCTATAGAAGTTAATGTCTTAACAAAATTTGTAAAGATTCTATCGGCTTCAGGAGTGTTTCTTTCCATTTGAACTAAATCCGCTGTAGACGTATTTTTAACGATGTCTTCTCTGAACTTCTTAAGATTAGATATATATGTATCTTTTGTTCCTCTTTTTACGTAAGTATCAGCAACGCCATAAGTTAAGAAGTTTTTGATTTGCTTAAACAAAGGACTATTAAGATTAGCATATTCTTTCTTTAGTTTAGTTGCAATAGCTTTTGATCTTAACTGAACGTCTGTAATATTTTGAGTAGTACCATAAGCCATCATTAAACTTTTCTTAACGTTGTCTAGTACTTCATTATATATTTTACTACCAGTTTCAAACCCTAATTTTCTTCTATATTCAGAATATCTTTGTTTGTCAACTTTTGCTTTTTTGGCTTGACCTTGAATCGATAAATCCTCTTCTTCAAAAGCTTCCATCTCAGCAGATTTTTCTGCTGCAACTTGAACTTTTACTTCACCTTCTTTGGTTGTTTTACCGATATCTTTAGCGCCTTTCATTTCATCAGCAACCTTAAACTCTCTATTGTAAACGTTACCAGCTTTATTAGCTATTTGAGAATTAACCCAACCAAACAAATTATCATTTTGCTCGGGTTTAAAATTCTTAACGTGACTAACTAACTCAGAGTAAACTAAGTTAACAAAGTTATCAGGAACAATATCAGCTTTATATTTAGATCTTATCAATCCATCAAGCATTTTATTGCTTTGCATTTCTTTAATAGCAAAGTCAGCGCCTGATTCTTTCCATGTTTCATTAGTCCAACCCATTTCAGCTAATTCGTTTACAGAATTTGTTTGGTCTTTACTTACGGACTCTTTATCTACAACGCCTTCTCCTTCAACTAACTTCTTACTAGTCAAACCAACATCTAGTATTTTTGTACCCATAAGTTTACCTAGTAAACCTTTTCTATTTATGTTTTTATTATAAGTGCTTAAAAAGCTAATGACATCTTTTGCTGAATCTAATTTTATTTCGCCAAAGCCAAATCCTGCCATAACATCTGTTAATTGGCTTTTTAATCCTTTTGAATTAACTTCTTTTATATCAATTTTTTGCTTACTAATTAAATCAGAAAACACGTTTAAATATTCTTCTAAAGCACCATCTTTTATTGTACCATCTTTATTAGTATAAAAGTTATCTATTCTTTGCTGAACTCTTACAAAAACATCTGAGTGGTTGTCTTTTAAGTAAGTTTTTAGCTCATCTACCAACGGTGCCATAGATTTGTTGTCTGTTTTAAACTTTCTAGAAATCATGTAGTGTAAGAGCTCATGACCTAAAACGTTAGTTGCACCAGCTGCGGCAGCTACATTTTTGTTTATATATATAGTAGCTTTACCGTCTTTACCTTTAGCTATAAATGCTCCGTCTGATTTCTTAATACCACCACCTTCTTTTTCCGCTACAGCATCGACTTCTTCTTGAGTGTTTAGTATTTTAATAGTAAGATCTTCTCTATTTATGCCTTTGGCTTTTTTAAGTATTGGATCTAGTATTTCAGAAGCTTTTAATGCTTCACCTATACTCTGTTCAACATCAACATCTAAATCCACATTACCAATAGAATCAAACATGTTTTGAAACGCTTTTCTAGAAACGTTTTCAGCTTGAGCTTGTGCTTGCTCTGAGTAGTTTTTGTTATTTACAACACTTAAAGCTTTATTAGCTATATCCATTTGCTCAGCGTATTTTATCTGCTCAGTTCTAGACATGGCGTCAAACTTACTATATAAATCTGTTTTATTTTTATTAGCTAATTCTATTAGCTTTTTCTCATTGTTTTGAAAAACATCTACTTGGTCTTGATCGTTGTTTTCTTTTGCTATCTTTAAATCTTTGGCATTATTATCTATTTGCCTAGCAATTTTTTGTTGCTCGATTTGCCATTGTTTTGGAGATATAAGGTGATATAATTTATTTTTATTACTTCCTTGCATTGCTCTACCACCACCAGAAACACCACCACCCATAACGGCACCTACAGCAAACGTGTTAATAAAACCTCTTATAAAGTCTTGATTTGTTTTTATGTCGCCAAATATTAGTTGGTCAGCTTTTTGTTGTAAAAAGTCAGTTGAACCCTCTGTAATACCTTCTGATAAAAAACCTAAACCAGCTTTCTTTAAAATATTGTTACCAAAACTCATCGATAAATCAGCTACAGTTTTAGATACTTTTTTAGATGGATCTAAGTTGTTTATTACCCTAAAAAGCTTACCACCAGCCCACTCAGTTCCCCACTCAGCAGCTCCTTTTGACAGCGAGTTGTACCATATATTCTCTAAAGTTTCATCTGGTCTGTTTTTCAAACTTTCTTCAAAAGATTCCCCAGCAGTACCAGCTCCTAAAACCATGCTACCCAACACTGGGACAGCTGCTGTTATAGCTAGAGCTGGCGCTGAGCTAAAAGCTTGATAAGCAAGTAGTTCACCAGCATCACCATATCTACCATCTTCAACTAAGCCGTATAAATCTTCAGTTTCACCAGTTAACTCATCATACTTCTCAACACCCATCATATCTAAAACATCTGACATTTGGTTGTAAGTTCTACTAAATTGATTTTGCCCATCAGCAATCATTTCTTCTTTAGTCATACCTATAGCCGACTCATAACCTTTTTCAACAAGACTTCCAACATTAGCTCCCAAACGAGTCATAAAAGAACTAGCCCCAGTAATAGCTGGTACCATAAACTCAGGTATCCCAAAGATATCAGAGTAAGCAGCTGTCAATCCCTTTTTGATAATCTCATCAGTTTTATTTTGTCGCTTTCTAGCCTCTATCTCTTGTTGCCCCGAAGAACCACGCCCCAATCTCGACCCCGTACCTTTTGGCTCTTCGTTTGGAGTCACACCCGCAGAGCCTTTTGTCTTTCCCATTACACTACTTTTCCATGTGGCAAAGTCGTCTTCAACGTCTAAACTAGAGTGTAGTTTAGTTAAATAATCATCGTTGTCTTTAACCGCGTTAATCCATGTTGGAAAATCATCTTCAACGTCTAGACTAGAATGTAGGTTTATTAAATATTCTTCGTTCATTTAATTTATTTTTTATATGAGTTTGGGTCAAAATTACTGTTAGATATACCATACATGTCGTCTAAAAACTCTTCTTTTGTCCAAGACCTAGTTTCATTGCTAAAACCTCCCTCACCTTTATTTAGCTTTGAATCCCATACTTTTATAACTTTATTTTTTAGTTTTTTATCTCCGGAAGCGTGAAAACCTCTGATCGTACCGTTTTCTGACATTCTATACTTGTTACCGTTGTAATCGTAAAACACTCCACCAGGAACCATAAGGGACACTTGTTTATCTACGTCTAATATTTGATTTTTTTGGTAACCTACATATTCGTACTCTCCGTTAGCTGGGTTGTAAATACCTCTTTTTCCACCAACTATTGTTGATTGCTTATCCCTACCGTCGTTTGGGTCCGTAGGATTATCAGCTTTATATGCAGCCACGTTGTCTGTATACTGCTTTTCAAAGTTTTTAAATATTTTATCAGTAGCTTCTTTTCTATAAAAAGAACCTTTAACAAATGATTGACCCTTTAAAGCTAATAGTCTACCCTCCCAATCCGCAGATCCAGGTCCGTGTCCCTCTGCAAATTTCCCATCTTTATAAGTTCCATCGCTTTCATCTTCCGCTAAAAGCCTTTGATAAGCAGGTGCGCTCTCACTCATTCTACCTGAAGAGTGATCAAACGTGTCTCCACCAAAGTAATAGTCCTTAAACTGATCATCATTGTAATCACCTATCTTAGCTTGAAGCTCACCGTAATATTTCTCAGCCACACGCCCCCATGGCACAGCGTTTGCTCTATAAGACGCTTTTAAAATATCTGACTTAATACCTCTCATAGTGTCAGCCAACATACCGTCTGATTCAACAGCAAATTTCATGTTTTTATATAATATTGTACTGACAGCGCCTCTGTTTTCTTGATTAAGCTTAGTCCAATCTTCTCTTGACATAGGAGGGCTAGGGGTTAGGCTTAAGCTTTCTTTTGCATACTTACCCGCTTCACTTTCCTCATAAGGTGTTTCAATTGGACTTCCAGCAAGATCTACTTGTGCTCTACTCCCCATGACCGGTTCTGGTTTTTCCGGTTGAGACGCGAGTTGTTTTTGCTTAAGCTTAAGATTCATCTCTTGATTCTCTGCAACATACTCTTCGTAAGTACCAGTTTCGGCTTTGTCCATGTAAACTTTTCTACCCTGCTCGTCCTCACGCCACTCACCACCTACCTGCACTTCCATTTCACCTGTTTCTATATTCCATCTTAAACGTGCGCCTAAAGCACCAGTGGCTTGTTGTGTAGTGTTATCTGTTTCATACGCGTTGCTACCAGAGCTTATAGTTTTTACACCCTCACCCGAGTTAGTAACGCCAGATAAAACACCTAGCATAGCCTTTGATTTCTCCCTACTAGTTTTGTATATTTCCAAAACAGCGTTCATGTCGCTTAATTGCTTCATGTATCTAGTCATGTCTTGCCTACCCTTGTTTCTTCCTTTACCAATACCAAAAGAAGCTTTACGAGCAGCAGCATCGTATAAAGACTTTAACTCAAGAATAGACCCTTTTAAAGACTCGTTTTCACTAACGGCATAGTTACCACTTGAGGCTGGCATCTTGTCAACCTGTAGGTTTAAAAGAGCCGTTTGACTATCTGAAGCGTTTCTATATTCTTGTAGCCCTCGATAGTTCTGTTTAATTTGCCCAATAGCCGCTTGGCCTAGAATGTTAAAAGCTGTTTTTGTTATAGCGTTTAATCTTTCATTTCTCTCGTCACGAGCTACATCTCTACCAGTGCTTTTACTACCAAAACCAGCTCGGTACATTGCATTTGCGTCTATTGCCATATTTATATTTGTTTAAATTCTACGTCTAGCATGTTGTAGTTGACTCTATCATAACCATCAACACTTGTAACAGCTTCTTGTGGTATCTCATCAGACATAACACCCTGAAACAATCCCTCGCCATCTAGTGAATCTTTATACTCGAAAGAGTATATATTAAATCCTCTATTTGATTCACCTATTTTTGTAATATTTTTCTTTAATCTACGGTCAGATTTACCCGCCGTATCCGCGTCTTTGTTGGACTCGTAAGCTTGTTGTTGTCCTGCTAAAAATGATAGTTGACCTTGTTTTTGTTGTAGAGTTAAATCTCTAGCATCAGCAGCTCCTTGTAATCTAAATTTCTGAGCTTCCATTTCACCTTGCCCCATAGCTATTTGATTTTTAGATTCTTGTTGTGCTGCTGCCATTTGGTTTGCGGCTTCTTGTTGTCCTACGGACGCAGATATTTGCTGTGCAGTTTGAGACTGTTGATTTGCCATCGCTTGGGCCAATCCAGCTGCTCCACTACCACCTGCAGCACCTCTAAAAGTATTCATTGCATTAGCCGCTCCTTGTTGTGACATTTCTTTTTGCAATTGAAATTGCTGTTGGTTAACCGTTAAGTCTTCCATAGTATTCGTTAAACTCATTTGGTTTCTAGCGCCCGCAAATAAGTTTTTCGATGTATCTATAGCTCCAAACTCCCCAAAGGCTTTTTCTACTTTTGCTTTACCACTTTCAATCCCCCATTCGTCGCTGCCCCATTTAGAGTAGTCGTTGCCCATTACCCTACCCCACATATTTCTCTTACGATCACCTTCATTTTTGCCTTTCTTATGGAATGGACTTGGTTCTAAATTTTTATTTTTATTACTCATATTTTTATATTTCTTTTTTTGAATTTGAAGAGCATATTAAATAATATGGATCTTCTGATACTTTAACGCCAAGAGCTTTACACCTCTTTAGCATGCCTTTACTTTTTGTTACAAACCAAAAATCTTCACAACCTAGCTTGTAAGCGGTTCCAATAGATTGATCCATTAACTCTAACACTATCTCAAACCTATCTCTTCCTTTGTAACTAGTGTCACTAATCATATAATCACAATAACCAAAAGCTGAGTTTGTCAAATACAAATAAGTACAAACTATGGGTCTACCATCTTTACAGGCCATAAGCCCATGTAATCCGAATTCTGGTAATAGCTTTCTTGGCGGTGGTGCTTTACCAATCATTTCCCACCAACTATTTATAAGAACATAATCCTCCTCTTCTATGGGTCTTACTGTAATATCTTCCATGTGATTTAATTAAATTTATACCTTAATAGTCACAGTTTTTATCTTTTTTTTACGATGGAGCTGAGGTAGAAAGCAGATTGTTCACGTCGAATCTTAATATAGCACTAGCATTACCAGCTTTTATAATTTCGATGTTACCTGTTATAGTGGCTACCCTACTTGTATTTTCTACAGTCAACGTAATACCATTTTCTAAAGTTTGAGCAGCGTCCATCGTTAAGTCTTTACCAACAAAATCAACACTAGTTATAAGTGGGTTTTGCAATGCGGAGTTAATACCTATACCACTAACCCTAGATACATTGCTAATGATACCCTCCGCGGACGCAACGGTTATATCAGCAGAACTACCACCAGCAGAAGCTTCTGTAGTTGTTGTGGTTGGTACGGATAATGTCATCGCTAAGTCGGATAATATAACCTCATACCCGTAAACGTTTAGTACTTGTTCCTCACCATAACCACCAATCTTCAAAGAGTCCCCAGCTAAAGCTAGAACTTGTTGTTTGTTAAACACAACGCTACCAAGTTGAACCGTAACCTCTCCATTAACTATAGTTGGTTTTTGGTTCTTAGTGTCTAAAGCTGGTGCTTGATTTTTTGTTATTATTTCTTGCTCGTTCGTATCGGCAAATATAGTTATAGTATCTTTATAGTCGCTAACTACAGTGTCAGCCGCAACGTTGATGTCTGGTACCACTATCATACCAGGTGATATTGACTTTATGCTATCCAATGGCCATCGGTAGTTCATCTGGTTGTAAAAGTCTAACCTAACACCACTCCCAACTGATATAGCTTCAGAGGCTGTGAATTGGTTTACTGAAAGACCACCACCACTAATAGCAACAACAGTAACTATGTTAGCAAAAAACGGGCCTATTGCCTGTATGACCTTGTCACCAATTTTAAGTCCTAACTCCTCTATTGTGTCCGCCATCGTGATCGTAACAGTACTAGACATAACAGCATTAGTGTTACCCGTTGCCGTTTTGGTTGGGTATATATTTTCTCCAGGTAAGGTTTCTGGGGCGCTACCAACCGTTGGCTCTAAAAATGATAACACGTCATTAGCCACTGGTTGCTTTAAAATTCTATAAGCAGCTGTTGCAGAGGCTGTAAATGTAAAAGAAAAAGGAGTTTTTGTTTTGCTTCCACCACTGTCAATAGCAATATTGTCGGTAGTAGTGGTGCCACTTACAGTACCCCCAACAGAATATCCACTCAACCCTAGTGTTAACGCTGTATATTGGTATATAACTTTATACAGCATTAAAGAATTGGAGCCAGTTGAAGAGTTTATATCTAAAGTGCCATCTAAAAATCTAACCTCAGTATAATCAATATGCGTAGTACCTGGTTTAGCATATAAACTTATGTTATACTCGTCATTATCTCCAACAGCTGGAAACTTTACTACATCTTTGTAAACACCGGTAGAAATAAAGCTTTCTAACCTAGCTCTTTTAGATTGAAAGCTTTGTGTTACGAAATTGTAGTAATGATTATCTTCGTTGCTAATCTCTAAAATAAACTCAGCGCCAACACCCCCAACTATAGTGACGTTTCTTGTCTCTCCACTAGCTGGTAAACTTGATAAATCCAACTCAAACTTTGTTATAATCATATCTATTTATTTATTTACTACTTTCTGAAACTTCTGATCCTAACGAGAATAACATAACATCTTCTTTAGAATCATTAACCAACTTAACATCCGCGTAATAACCTATTAAACTAGATGAATTAACTTGTTTGTCTTTTTCAAACATTATATAATCAGGGTTTGATGGAGAAAAAGATGGGAGTGGTATCGCGGCATCATAAATAACCTTCACGCTTGGAGGGTCTACTATTATATTATTCACGACGCCAAATTTTACCATACTAGCAGTTGTTGCTTTAGGTATGTTGCTATTTGGAGCTGAGTTTGTACTAGAATAGTAAACTATATCTCCTAGTTGAAGACTAGAGTTTAGAGGTTCGCTAAATGTTAAAGTTGCTAATGGCATAAGTTATGTTTTATATTATTATACTTGAGACCAAGTTTCAACCCAAGGACCAGTTTGCAGTGTAGTATTCACTGTTTTAACAGCTCTAACTCTAAATCGCATCCATCTACCAGTAGGGTCTGTTTGAGAAACTAGGGTTGGGTCCTGAATTGAACCCTCTGGGTTAGAACCGGTGTACGGTGGGTGGGTACTAGTATTAGTTGAGTAGGCAGCTAGTGCGTCCGCTGCATTAGGTCCTTGACCGTCACCCTGAGTAAATACCGCTTCAATCTCGAAATTATCAGGAGTAGCATCTCCAGGGGTGTTAGCTGTATAATCCCATTGCATACTTTGCGTGACATACCAAGCACCATACGCCGCGGTACTAACTGCGGGGCTCACAACAGTGTTGTCAATCACACCAACTAATTCACAAAGGGTATTATCAAAGAAAGGAATTTCATCATTATAACCAGCCCACGCGTTAGAATCATTACAACCTAACATAACGTTATATGTTTCCACGTTTGTTGTGTGCGTAGGTATATTGGTGTTTGTAAACCCAATTTTTGCCGCTTGTTGTTGCGCGCCATTACTAGCGGTTGGCGGGTATAATGCCGCTTTAGTTGCTGATGGTAAAAACTCAACTACTCCGGAATGGGAACTGAATCGGAATCGTATTAACTGTATGTTATCACCGTTAGTAAAGCCGTTTCCACTACTCCAACTAGCACCGTCATTAACACTGTACCACCAACTTATTTGACTTGTAAAATTAGTTATATCACCAGCGTTACTACCCGCAGAGTTTTCGTACGCAAATTGAAGGTTGTTTTTATCTATAGCTGGTGATGAGCTAACATCCCAAACAGCAAAAACCACTCTAGTATTCCCACCCCACAAAGTAGTAGTAGTCCAACCATTCGTAGCTAAAAGTGGAGCTTGCATTCCTAGTGGTACGGCATTATATAATGTTGGCATAATATAAGTACAAGATCCATCATCAACATTTGCACTTGAATTATAATTTGTAGCGGCATGACTCCCACTATTATTTAATGAATCATCCATACAACCAAGTACTTCCGCGACGCATGATCCATTAACGAGAATAAAACCAGTTAAACAAGCACCCGAGCAATCCGCGTTAGCGGCTGGGTATAAACAAGAACCATCATCCATTGTAGCGCCCGTGGTTTGGTTACACGCCAATGGATCTGTACAACCAGCACAAGTAATATATTCACAAGAACCATCATCTACAGTGGCACCTGGAGTGGGATTACATGCGTTAGGGTCAGTACAACCATAAACAGGAGCAGATTGTGTTGAAACCGAAATTTGTGCGCTCCAAATAGAAGATGTATTCCAGGTTGGGTTTAACGGTGAGGTACCAGCGGAACAAATAGCTTGTACTTCGATAAGATAAGTAGTTGATGAAGACAAACCAGTTATCGCGTGATATACAGTACCAGCTATAACAAGTGGTTGTACATTGGTAATCGTAATCCAAGTAGCACCCGCGTCAACACTATGTCTAATATCGTAATGATCAACCGCTGCTGCATCAGCAACATTCCACGTTTCATCCCAGGATATATCAATTGTATCATAACTAGGACCTCCAAAAATTTGTTGTAAATTACTCACCTGCTTGCAATACAAACACCCACTATCACATGAGTATGGATCACCACCTGGGCCTAGTCCATCATAATTATTTGCCGTGGAAATATTACACCAATTACAAGAACCATCATCTTGATTAGCTAGCGCGTTATACTCGCAAGACGTAGCATCCGTACAACCTGGAATAGTGTAAAAACAAGGGTTGTTTAAGTCAATAGATGATACTTGTTGAACATTTGCAACACAACTTCCATTGCAGTTATAATTATCAGCCAAAGGATCCATGCAACCATAAACAGCTGTTACACAACAGCAATTACTACCTGCTTGACCACCAACACAAACAACTGGGACGGAAAAGTTAGGGAAATTCCCATTAATACCATCACATGCTTGGGTAGCTGAAATATCAAAATTAAGCATATTATAAACACCATTAGCATCAGTAGAGCTATCCGTACACCCATATACATCGTAAGTACACGGGAAATTTGCAGAACCAGTCGTTGCGTTAGAATCGTAATTTGTTGCGTTAGCATCTGTACAACCATAATATACACATGAGCCATCATCCGTGTTAGCCAATGGGTTATAACCATCTCCACTTGTTGGTACCGCCGTCGGGTCCGTACACCCTAAAACTGTAGCCGTACAACTACCAGGAATAGCGGCGTTTGAATCGTAATTTGAGTATGTGTTATAAGTAACACCACCATCAACAAATGTAGAATCATTCATACATCCAACGGTATTAACTGAAGTTGCATTTTCTGATAACGTTCCTATTCCTTGAAAAGAAAAATCAGCATTATTAAAACCACTAGTAATATTAGCTCCATCTGTTACACTACCAGCCTTACCTCTTATATAGTTGAACCACTTTCCTTCTTTTTCAATAAATTCATTTAATGAACCTTCTTCTTGATCTGTTTGAATATGCAGAACTTTCCAACCAGGTTTATCAGGTCCTAAATTGTAATATTCATTATTATATATATTAGTGGGATTAGCATTAGTACCAGGAGTGTACGTGTTATAATCTGTAAAAGTATTTACTTTAGATTGTGTTCCTTCGTAATTTAGAGTATGGAAAGTTTTTATAGTTCCAGGTGATTCGTTTAAAATAACATTAATACTTGATTCCTTAAAGTTCGTATAAAATGTATTTCGATCTACGGCTTCGTCGTGATGTTTCCATATGTTACCATCTTTAAACGTGTAATATTCGTTGGCACAACTAATAGCATTTTCAGGTACAAAAGATTTAAAACTAACCCAACCTTTTACATCCTCTTTAAAAGAAACTGTTGTTGGAAATGGTATTTTTGCATCAATAGTATCTCCTTTTAACGTTAAATTGTATTCAGATTTTCTACTATCATAACTACCAACTAGTTTGCTTGACAACTTTAAGTTATCTCTAAACCAGTCTTTCATTCCGTGAGCAGATATAGGTGTTAACCCATCCATAGACAGCCTCATAACAGTGCCTCTAACTTTATCCGTAAAGTAAGCTCTATAAGCTTCCGATGCAAACGATTCTGGATTTTTAGATATACCATACTCACCAGAATAAGGGATAGTTTGACCTAAAACGTTGTTAGTTGAAGTTACATTTGAATTGCCATCAGCATTGTATAAAGCATCTTTATTGGCTAGTATTTTTAAAACTCTATCTTCGCATAGTGCGACTAAATCACCACCTTGCCCCCAACCAGCGTATAACTTTTGAATACTACCGTAAGTTGGGTTTATATCTTTAGTTATTTTTTCAGCAGCAATAAATTGATTTAAACTGTTTACTCCACTGTTTGAGTTGTATATGCCGGAGTATATTAAACCATAATTTCTTATTTCTTGCCCAGGGCTATCTTTTGCCGTGGTAGATAGAGTTACTCCATTACTTAAGTATGGTTTGTTATAAGTATCACCTATCCTATTGGATTCAACACCATTATTAAATGACCAGCAATTGTGCCAGCTTAATCCAAATTCATTACTAGGTGTGATTTGTAATTGGCTGGTTGTTCCATTTGGTGCTATACCGTAAAAAGTAACATCACCATCATCAGCTATTGTAGCGGTTACATACGTACCATCGTCCCTTAAAAACTCAACACGCCCATTGTTTAATGCTAGCATAGCGTACTGCACTTGAGTTATTGGTGTTGACAAGTTGACATAAAGATCTGAGGTAGGTGTAATGTCACTCCACCCAGTTATAAATATACCGTCTGGAAAATCTCCAACCGTTGGGGGTACTATAGTTGTTCCTATTGGTATGAATAAAAATTTATTTTTATTTGTTAGCGGAAAAACAGGTAGGCTAGAACTAGCCTCGTAATACAAGTCTAAACCAACGTCTTCTTTTGGTTCTGTTTCAAATATTGCTGGATTTGAACTGATTTTGTTTTCGCCTTCGTACTCAACCTCTTCTAAAAATTGAATAGTGTTAAATACAGTGCCAGTTGAAGCAAGGATAGCATCGTTGCCGGCAGCGTCTTCTTCATCTGCTAGAGTAACGGTAGATGACACGCCAACTGGAGAAGATAACATGTCTATCTCATATCTAATTCTATACGTAGCTCTTTTGTTTTGCGGTTTTTTAATTTCCTCTATCTGTGCTAGATTTTCAACATTGCTAAAGTAACCACTATTACTACCTATTTCTTCACCAGCACCATTATAACCAGTTTCTGTAAATGGCACTTCCATTATATTTGTACCACCCTGCGCGTTTGGGCCCATAAGTATAGATGGCACCCCCATGTAGTTTAGTAATCTAAATTTTTCTACACCTAGTATTTTGTATATAACGTTCCCGTTCTTAAGTTTAAATCTAGTACCCTCTGTTAACTTGCTAACGATATGCTCTTGATCGTCCGTTGAAGTATTTGTATTAGGATTACCAACATCCCAAGTTGTCCCACCATCTTCCAACGGTGCGTTAGGGCTTAATATTGAGTAAGACAAGTCTATATAGTTGCTACCATTTTTAGTGTGAAAACCTTTCATACCCAACCTACCTAAACTTATTCCAGTACCAATATTTAAACTATTAGTCGGGGCAGTTCCATCAACGTTAAATGTGGAAAAGTAGCTTTGTAATTGGGCTACGGTATAAATCGTCCCCTGGTCATTGGTATAAGTAAAATCTGGCAACGTACTAGCTAAATCACAAGAATCATAATCTGTAGTTCCATTGTTAAACTCAGTTTGATAAGTGCCTCCGCTATTACTAAACCTACCGGCAAAAGGAGCGTTGTCAATAAACCACGCGGCTTTCAACGTAGGCCCACCAAACTTCAAAGCAGCTTCCCATTCCCATGCTTGATTTAACGAGCCATAGTCACTATCGTCAGGATCGAACGTAACAGCTGGAGTTGTTGGAACTGCAGCAGAGCTCCAATTATAGTCGTTATCACTGTTGCTTGCAAGGTTATCATCTTCCAGTCTGTATATGTCGAGATCAGTTGTTCTCCACGAATTAAATATAGATTTAGCTCTTGATAGGTGTTTTTCCGTAGCCTGGTCACTTAGTATTTTAACAAAAAACCTACCGTCAAACTCAGGTTTATTAGTGACAGATTTCTGCCAAAATATAACATGTATCCCGTCAGCCTGCAAAGAGACCCCGTTAGTAGAGTGACCAGAGTCTTGAGCAACAAAATCATCATTTACACCTATTGGCGTTTCCAGATGTATAATGTATGGGCTGGTTCCAACAATCCCCTCATGAACCACGTCAATAACGCGGTATTTATCCCCTGATTGAATATTTGTAACACCACCGCTTTCTGTTTCTTTGGTGAAGCTAACATACATTTCATTATTAACAGTCTCTGAATTACTGGTAACCTCGTTAAAAAGAGTAATTAAGCTTGGTAAACCCATATACTTGTTAGTGGTGCTGTATTCACCACCCCACCTACCATTACTTATACTAAAGCTTTTTCTACCAACGATAGGTGGGTTTAAACTCTCGTTTGCGTAATTACTGTTTCCCGGGTAAGCAGTACATCCAGCACCCAAAACCGGGGGTTCACTGTCCATTTGATCAGGGTAGTTTGAGCCTCCCCAAAAATTACAAGAGTGTGTTGAGTGTGTGTCATCTTGATTACTCCTAACAATTAAATCATAAGAAGTTTTAATGTACTCTGGAGCCTCATTCTCTATAGCAACAACCTTATACCTAGCCTCTTGATCAACTAGTCCCTCAGAATCTACACCTTTCTTTAAAATAATATATGTATCTTCGTCTATTTTATTTCTATCAACTGATGGGAAAGAAACCCATATACCACCATCGCTAGCGTCATATACCCTGTCTACAGCTAAATTGTAATATTCGTTAGAAGTTTCTTTTACGTAAAATCTATAGTAATCAGACCATCTAGGCGAAGAGTTTAACGACACATTTAAATGGTTACTAGTTTTAGATTTGTTTTTTGGAACTAAAATAGACCCTGATTTTGACGCTACAACAGGTGTTTCCCTACCATATTTGTCCCCCCAAACAACCCCTACCTCGTAGTTTCTCAAAGACTTTATTGATTTCTTAGCGCTGTTATCGCTCGTATCGATTGTGTTACTTCTTACTGATAAGTTAATATCAGGAGTGATATTTTTACCATTATCATTTTTTATATCGTAACCTTGAACGTAGTTTCCGTATATAACTCTATTACCACTAACCTCTTGTGCTAAAGCTTTTTTAGGTACATTATCCCAAGATCTTAGAGACTGGTTGCTAGGCAGTGCTTGTGCTATGTTTTCGTTTGTTATATTATAATAACCACTATTACTATTTGCTAAGTTGTGATTACCTGTGGAATTCCAACTGTTTTTCCCATTAATAAGCTCGTCTTTATTAGACACCGTGTCCACCAAGTATATTATAGGTGAAGTTTCATTTTTGTAAAGAAGGTCTATGCTCGCAACGTCTTTTGGGATATCAGGAGTAATAAAACCCGTAATTGCTAAAGATTCAATAGTATTCGCCATACCCTTGTTGTAGGCTTTTACTGGCTCGTAATTAAAGTCTCCTGGATAAAAAGCTACGTTTGTAAAAGGGCTAAAAGAAGAATATTCATTGTCTAAATACTTATATCTATAGGCAAATCTAGGCAGTTTTCTTTCGAATAAAAAACTACCAATAGGTTCTAGCTCCGCGTACCAACTGTTAACATTAACGACATCAGCGTTAGGTGATATAGACAATACTTTAACCGTATACGTATAGTTGTCTATTTCTATAACCTGAGCTCTCAAGTCAAAACTTGGAAAATAAACAAGTTCCTCGGACAAGCGTATAATATCACCAGGTAAGAACCCGTAGGTGTTATTAGATGCAGTTATATTGATAGTCTCACCTACAATAGAGTTAGCAAAGTTTTCAGTAAATACAACGTTAAAACCACCAACAACACTCTCTCTAGCTGTTGTTTCAAAATTTATGGAAGGAGCTGACAACGGTGCTTTTCTAATAACAGTAATATGTTCTTCTCTAACCGGTACGTTATCCCATATAGAAATACCTTGAGGCTCGTTTATTAATCTAGTGTGTTCAAAGCCTGGTGTTGTACCAGGTATTTTACTACCCTGTATACTTCTTGGTATGTTTATTTTTTTAGGTTCCGTCTTGCCATCTGTCCAAAACAACATGTCGTCGATGATGTTTATTCCAGTGATGTAATTGTTGTGGTCGAAGTTTAAAGTTCTAGGGCCTCTATATAAAAGCGATGTGTATGTTGCGTTTGAAAGGTCTATATTTGTGTCAAGTTGCACTTGAATTTGGCTCTGTATTATAATCGCCCCACCAATAGGTTGCAGAACGTCATAAATGGAACCACCAACCTGCCAGCCATCATGAATAGCGCCGGTATTACAATCTTTTAGAGTTATGGAATTGTTTATTGTATCCTTACTTTCAACGCAATAAGCAGTGTTGTCTTTGTAAACCGTATCATCCACAGCTATAGCACTAACATTAAAATAGTTAATGTCAATAGTGAGCTCTCCAGTAGCTATATTAAGGTTTAATATGTCTTGGCTTGTAATAATAGCGTCTATAACACTACCATTAGCAGTCGCTGAGTGTGGTACCGATGCACCCGCTCCAGCTGGAGATGGTTGGTCTATAGGTGGACCCGTGAAGCTTGTTAGATTACTATCTAATGTTACTTTGATAACATTGAGTACATATCCACCTGGAAACGTCATCACAACGGTTATTGCATTTGATATTGTGAAAGTTTGAGGAGTAGTGTGGTAAGGAAGGATATCTATAGTATCACCAACTAATGTAGATGGGGTCCCATTAAATCCAATCATATATACTACGTTGGAGTTGTCTTGGAAGTACGTGGAGCCAGACTTATCAGTATACATCGGTATTAAAATCCCACTAGCCACGGCGTGCGGGCTGTTTCCAACATAACTATTGATGTTGATTGGTGTTGTTACTACCGTGGATTCAAATTCAACAGGTATGTAGTTGCTCTGAATATCACCTAAACTAACTATTGTAGACGTGTTAGATGCATCGCCATTGTCGGCAACACCGGTAACTGTCCAGCCAGGTTGAATTTGATTTATTATACTTAAGTCTATACCGCTTAGGGTATCACTGTTTATGGACCCAACGTAGGGTTGTGAAAACGCAAACTTATCAACAAAAACAGGTTCACATTTATTAGGTCCTTTTTTTAATATAAGATCTTTCATGGTCACAACACCACCATCCCAATCGTTGTTACCCACCATATTATCTGCTGAGTAACTCTCTCCAGATATCAACCAATATAAAGAGTCGTCTTTTTCATCGGAAATAGACCCAACAGTAAAAGAACCACTAGGTATTGGATTACTACTTGGATCTAAAACGTAGTCCGTACAACCCAACGTATTACCAAGTATATTCTGAACAGTCCCAACACTCGACCCCTCTGAAGTTGACACCTGTATGTTCATTGCATCTCTATATTCACCTTTGGGAATAAGTCTTTCATCAAGATCTTTATTCATTTTGCCACCGGTAAACTGATTTTTAATCTCTGGCATGTACTAGTGTTTTATTTGTTTTGATTTACCTCTTAAAATTTGAGTAAGCTCTTCTAGCTTAAGATTAGACAATCTTAATTTTGCAGTTCTAACAGCTGCAAACCTTTCTTTCTTAAACCTGTTAATTATATACTCTTGAACGTTAGCTCTAGTAGACAATATAGCATGGGCTATCCATTTGTACATGGCTTCTTCAGCAAATTTATGAACCTGCATCTCTCCATCCGTTCCAAGACTATCACTTATGTAATCTAAGATCACAGTTTTTCCACTAATATTAGATGAAAAATGTATTTTTCCTGATAGATCGTCTATATAAAACGATCCGTTAGCTTGAGCATGTTGTGGATCTAATCCATATCTTGATCCATCCATTGGCCAATAAGTATCATCTTGATAATCATCTTGATTTTCTGATGGTGTTCCAGATTTGTAACTTGACCAAGTTGTAGATTCTGAGTTTAACGGTATATCTGTTGATTCAACTAGAACTATGTTTGATATATTACCCGTAAAAGCCGTTGTTGTTTGAGTTTGAAACCAAAACCTATTAGCATACACAGTTGAAGATGTCTCAAGCATAGTAAGCGTCTCAGTGTACGTTCCGTTTTGGGATTGATTTTGAAATTGAACACGATTTCCAAACCCGTCGTGTAAAACAGGTCTTATTGCTGGTACAGTAGTTGTTAGAGCTGGATCTGTGTAAGGCACATCACTTATAGTATAGGTCAAAGTATAAGTTTTACCAACCTCAGGCGCGGGAGTTACATTGTTCCAATTCAATTTATGCCATTGAGGCGCCGCTGTAAAAACCGCTTGATTGTTAGTCGAGTCAATGGTAATATATAAGTCAGTTGTAATATCTGTGTCATCCAAAACAAGTGAATCATTAAAACCACTAACAAGAGGAGAGTAAATACCTAGACTACCCTGAGCAACAGTGTCTTGCACCACGGAAGAAGGATTTGAAGTTTTACTCGCAGGATATAATAAGTGTTTTATTCCAGCGGAATCCACCCAGCTAATTTTAGTGTAGTTAACGTAATCTTGCGGAAGTATCATTTGTAGTGAAGGCGGAAGCGTTATCTCTTGTGCTTTTGTGGATTTAAAAGTATCGAATGATAACTCTTGTAATGCTCTTTGTGCGTGGAATGCAACATCTACTCTTTTAACTTTAGATATTATTTTATCCTCACCGACATAGGCGATAATAAATTGATTTATTACATCGTTTAGAGAGGTAAATTGATAGTTTCCGTGATCGTTTCCTTGGTAATAATCTTGCTGTGTAGTGCTATCTAGTAATCCCATTTATTTATTGTTTTTCTTGTTGAACTTTAGCTGTCTCCATACCAACCGCCGCTTGAGTTAAATCTGGTTTTCTCATGGATATCCCAGCAAACGCTAGTATTCTATATACAAGCTCTGATTCTTCGGCTTGGTGGAGATCGAAATTATCTGTTGTAGAAGAGTCGTACATGGCTCTTTCGTTAACAACAACGTATCCCCAACTTGGTTTTGACGGTACGCGTACATATGTGTAGGTAACACTAGCTGTAGATGGTGTTATATCTATAGATTTATCTCCAGTTCTAACGTATACCTTTCTATCTTGCTTTGGCACTGTTAACTTAGAATTATTCATATACAGTAGTTCGTTTTGCTGCACTTCCTCAACCTCGCTACCATTGCTCTTTACAGTACCTAATCTGTACAGATCGTCAGCTAGTGATAAAGGCGATCCAGTCGCTTCAGATTCAAATATAGCTATTTTTTCGTTTACGTTGTGAACGATATCACTGTACTCTTCAGATCTACCTGGCACTCTAGCTAATTGATTTAGATCGTAAAAATACTGTTCAAATATTTCCTTTTGAGCCATGTCAGCAAATAGATTAAATTGCTGCGGCGTTATATAACCCCTTTGCTCTTTGCTTGCAAACGTTAAAACTTTTTGATATACAGTATCTATAAGTATCATAATTTCTTTTTAGTTATTATAAGGAAACAACCTGTTTAAAGTATCTTGACGCTTAGCACAACCACAGTCTTTGCCTACAACCTTGCTAACCTTGTCTACTACTTTTTTAATTCCAGTTGCTTTTGTTATTTTAGCGACAGTGTCGCCGAATCCTTTTGATTTATTTTTTTCCATATAATATAATTTGTAGTTTGCAATCGCCCCGTAGAGCGACTGCATCTACAGTTAGATTAATTTAATCTTTTTTCAATATTGGAGTAGATCTCCATTCCTTCGTCTGTTTTAAACCAGTGTGCTAAAGCAGTGTAAGGATGCTCGTCAAATGGTATAACCATTAGTTTCCTTCCATTTGCCCCCCACATAAAGTTTCTTTGATCAGTAGACAATCTTAGTATACCAGCTTCAACAGCTTTAATACCAAAGTTTCTTAGCATTACATTCTCGTCATCCGCTAACTCTAAGAAGAGTTTAGGATTATTCTTTGCAAATACTAACAAATCTCTTTTAAGTTCCTTAGAACTCAAGTTAGATACCTCAGAACCTTTTTCTACACGCATAATAGCTTCAGCCATATCTATGTCAATATTTCTAGCCGCAATTAACGCGTCAACCTGCATGTCTAAGACTTCTATTTCATCAGCTGCTTGCGCTGCTGGTTTATGTTCTTCATATGTCTTGTTTCTATCTGGATGATATAAAGATAATAACTTTTGCAAAACAGTCTGCTCTCTAGGCACAAATAGAGATCCAGATCTAAATATAATATGCTCTAGTCTTTGATCACCCACCATTTCATCAACAAAAGATGTTTTTTGGTTTTGACAGTACTTAAGCTCTCTTTCATAGCCTTTTTCTTCGTCAAAAAAGTAAATGCCAGCAGCTTTAATTGATTTAGACAAAGGTTTTCTACCACTTTTTAAATAGTAAATCCTATCTTTTATTTCCCACTCGTTAGTGGGTTTTAGTCTTTTTCTTGCTTTTGGTTCTTCAACTACAGGTTCTTCAAAAAATTCTGTAACTGTTTCTTCCATTGTTTCAACTTCTTCGAAGTCTTTTTCTATTAAAGGTTCTACAACCTTTTTTGTTTTTTGTTTTTTTGCCATAATATAATATAATATAAATTAATAAAAATAAAAGGCCGAGGCCGAAGCCCCGGTCTTTAATATAAATAATGCTTATTTCATTAACATGAAATTGTTAGCACCCTGTGTAATCAAACATCTTTCTGATAACATGTGGATTTGCATTGCATCTAAAGCAGATGTAGCAGCTCCAACAGAACCAGTAGTCCATGTTTTCATTCTTCTGTTATCAGTTTGTGAAGCTCTGTAACGAACGTGTAAGAAAGGTCTCTTAAGATTCTTTCCTAATTGTTGGTCATAAACAGTAGAAGTTCCAGCTGGGATAATTACCCCTCTGATAGCGTTAGATCCAGCTGCAGCGTTAATACCACCTCTTGTTGCTTTGTCATTCAAGTATCTAAAGTCAGACTTGTAGAAGTCATAAGAACCTCTTCTGAAACCAGAGAAACCTAGGTTTAAAGCCATATCTTCAGAATTGTCAAATACTCCGTAAGAAGTACCACCAGCTCCGTAAGAATTCATAGAAGCTAACATGTCATCCATTGCTAACGAAGTAGCTCTGTTTACAAACATCATGTTCTCTTCAATAGCACCTTGAGAGTCAAATTCTGCTAAAATAGCATCAAACTCAGCTAAATCAGTTGCAGCGTTAACACCAGTGATACCTGAAGTTTCATTACCTCTTGCTTCAATAGCAGCGAATAAACCTTGAGTACCTGTTTGGTTACCATCTGCACCATACATACCGAAAAATAAATCTGTATGAGTTGCAGAACCATCAGCAGCAGAAATCTCACCCTCTAACATTGCCATTTCTAAGTAGTCGTTAAAACGAGCTCTTGTATCAGCTTCAGCTTTTAAATACCACAAGTAACCGCTTTGACCCATCTCTCCAGTAACTTCAACCCAACCAATTCTAGCTGTATCAGAACCTGATACCTCGTAGTAATCTTTTAAGATAATTGGTTTGTTAGTGTAAGTCTTCATTGATGGCTCGTTAGCCTTATGAGAATCAGAAGCAGCATCGCCAGCTTCGTTAGTGTAAGATTTACCTTTTGCATATTCAGAACCATAAACTAATATAGTCGTGTCGTTAGTAGCACTTGTTGCAGCTAAAGCTGTAGCAGTATAACAAGCCACGTTAATCACAGCATCAGCCACTTCAGTAACTAAACACTTGAAAACACCGTTTGAGTTAGATACAATAACTGTATCATGCACTCTAACCGCGTGTCCAGCTCCAGAAACAGCTAAGCCATCAATTTCTTTTTGTAAAGTAATTTCAGAAACTCCTGAAGGTACAGAACCACCCGTAGCGCTTGTTACCTGCCCTGTGTATGAAAGATGTAATCTTCCTTGTTCAGACCATACGACTTGATCAGCCGACATTGCCTCTTCAGCTCCTACTTGTGAAAGAAATCCTGATATAGTTCTCGGTCCGAAAACTTCAGCTTCTTTCTCCATAAGATCTGGTAAATATTGTTGAGCCCACGTTGTGTCCGCAGTGCCCGTAAAATCTAGATAATTTGTATTCAACGCCTGCTGACTTGGAGCAGGTGTTGGAGTACCATTAAATGTAACTGCCATAATTTTGTTTTTTAATTTTTAAATTTATTGTTTTTAATTTTAAACTTAAAATCAGAAGAATCTTGTCCTAATACTTTTACAGTCATGCCACCGGCTTCAATTTTCCCATGAGCTTGTCTTGGGTTCATATCAACGTTTTTGGCTTTAGAAACGCTGTCTTTCATAGCATCTGCTTTTCCTTGTTCGTAAAAGTGTTTTGCAATAGCATCAGGGTTACTGGCTGTAAATAAAGCCTTGTGATATCCGTTTGCATCTTTTAAAGTGGAATCTTCATTAACAAACTTTGTCATGAATTGATTTATATCACTTTGTTCAGATTTAACTTTATCTGTATCCTTAATATTAAATCTATAATTTTTATCACCGACGTTATATTCAAAACCTTTGAATTTGTCGTTGAAAACATTGTTCGTTTTCATTGTGAAGTTATTACGATTTTTTTCACTGCTTTTTGAAATCTCTTCTGACTCCTTGTTGTATCTATCAAAGAAGTTAATTGCTTTTTGTTGCTCAGTTGTGAGTTTTGATCCAGCTTTAATTTCTTCATAGTATTTAGACTTTTGCCCGTCTAGGTGGCTTTTAGCGCTGGCAACTTGCTCTTTAAGCGCTAATTTCTTTCTACGTATATCTCTTTCGTCATCTACGTCTTCGTCGAATGAGAATGTATCTTCCATTAGGAAGTTAATTTCTTCTTGGTTTAAATGCGGTTTTGTTTGTTTGTAGAACTCGTGCAACAAGTCTGAATCGTCTAGCTTACTATAATCTTGATTAAGCTTTACGTAGTCGCTAACGTCACCACCAGTCTCCTCCATAAAATCAACTAGCTTCTGTATGTTCTCTGGTAAAGCTTTTCCAGTAGCCTCAGCTTGCGCTACAGCTTCTTCAACTTGCTCTTCAACCTTTTCAACCTCTTCGGTTACCTCTTCTAACGTTGTAGCTTCTTGTGTTTCAGCTTCCGGTTGTACTTCTTCTTGTTCTTGTGGGGCGTCGGCATTTTCAACGCTTGCAACCACTCCGCTGTCGTCAGCGTTATTTTCTTCAACTTCATCTTCCTTTGGTTTTGGTGGGTTGCTCAAGTCGACTTTCGTGATTGTCTGTTCGATAACTTCCCCTGGTTTTTTCATACTTGCTTTTACTTTTGTAACGTCACCCTTAGGTTCGTTTGTAGTTTTCTCCACTACTTCTTCTTCTTTTTCTGCCATAATATAATATAATAATAGTTAATAACTTATCTAGGGTCAAACACGCCTAAGTCAAATCCTCCGCCTAATATATCATTACCTGCGGACTCAAAGTTTTTAGGTGGTTTACCACTATTTCTTTGGTCAATCAACTCACTTTGTTGAGTCGCTTGAATTTTTGTTCTTTCGTCTTTACGATCTTCTTTTTCTTTCTCGCCTGTTTTCTTGCCCTCAACCTCCATTCCTTTCAACTGCATGTTCATTTGGAACTCCAACTGCATTAACTGTTTTTTGTGCTCAACCTCTTGCTCCATTTTCTGAGAAGCTAATTGTGCTTTCAACTGTTCTAATTGTCCTTGACTAGCTGTTAGTGCTTGATTCTTTTGCACCTCGCTTTGAGCCGCGGCTTGAGCTGCTTGTTGGTTCATTTGACTTTGCATCTGCATATTCTTTTCTTGAAGAGCTTGGTCTTTGTCCATCTTCTTTTTTCTACGTATTTTTAGAAGTTGGTTTGCAAGCTTTACGTTCTTTATGTCTCTAAGATCAATAGCATCCTCTAAGTCTATACTTTGTTGTTGTATTGCCATTTGAATGTTGTTTTCAAGAATAGCTTTTTCTTCATCATCTGGCATTAAGTCGATAAATATACCAAAGTCATAAAGATGTAACTCTGATATCTCCTCTAACGCAGCAACGTTGTGAACTCCTATCTGATGTATAAAAGCATCTTTTGTTGGTGAATACTCTATAATATCGGAAATTCTCAACGACAAGCACTCAGCCGTTTCTGCTGTTAGAAATAACCCAGCTTGTAGTATGTGTCTAGTAGCTGTATTTGAATTTGCAGCCGCCATTTTTTGAATACCAACTAAAGCGTTTTTATCTGGCATACTACCATCTCTAGCTTCATTAAGGCCGGTTACATCTCTTATCATCTGTAGATAATAGTTGTATGTTTGTATTAAGCTTTGCATCTTGTTACCACCACTTCCAGATTGTATTTCTTGAATAGGTATTTTACCTGGGTTCATATCGCCATCAGAAGTAAAGCTTCTCCCTATAACAGATCCAGTTTGGAAATACATGTTTAACGCTTCTTGTGGGTTGTAGTTTGTTCCGTTACCTAAATCTATTTCAGCTAAACCATCCGCATCTAAGTAGATACCATCTGGAACTAACCTAGACATTACTTGTTGAAGCTTAAGGTGTGTAAGTTGAATCATATCGGCAAAGCCAGTTATTCTCTTAACCAAAGAGTCTATTTTTCCATTGTACATTCTAGGAGCTACTATAGAATAATTCATTTTTACTTTAGTAAAATCACTCTTCTCCCTCATCATGTTCTTGGCCATCTCCCACTTAAGTAGTTTTTCAGTACCAAGAATCATAGCTCCTTCGTAAAGGCACTCTATCGATCTTATCATTTTACCGTATCCACCTTCTTTATCTTCAGGTGGGTTAAAATTATCGTCTTTAGGTATAATTTTGTCAGCACCACTAGCAGTTTCTTTCATTTTATAAACCTCATTCATATAGGTCTTGTAATTAAAATAAAGAACCTGAATACTGTTATTGTCCTCTTTATCGTAATTGTGCTTTGAATTGTAGTTAGCTCTACTGCTAGACTTATTCTTCATTATGTCTTCAAGGTCGCTTTCTGATAAATGCGGAAACTCTTTAGCTAACTCGTTTACAGGTATTGTTTTAACCTCACCCACGTAATATATGTCTTCAAAGTATGGAGAGTCTGTGTACGAATAAACAAGGTTAGCTGGATCTACGTAGTCAATCACAACGCCTTCTGACGTGTTAAAGCTAGTTTTAACAGCTCCAATGCCAAGCACGGTTAAGTCATAATAAAAACGCTTTTTAATCAACTCGTAATTATTACCTTCCATTAAAACGTTTAAAGCTTGTTCTTCTGCTAACTCTATAGTTTGCTTATAAGTAAGCTGCATATGTAATTTTAGCTCTTCTTCGGTTTCTGGTAAAGAATCTTTATCGTTTTCGTAGAGATTTACGTCAAAAGCTTTCATTGCAAAGTCGTTGAACTCTTGGGCTCTCATATCCGCTAGCACTGATTCCATATACTCAGTCCTCCTAGCTACACCAAACGGATCTTGTGAGTAAGCCTTTATATCATAAGTTCTTTCAGCAATACCATTTACAACTATATCAACAAACTTAGATATAATGGGAACAGGCTTCCAATCTAAATTAAGATAGGACAAATCACCGTTGATCGATAACTCATCCTTATACTTTTGAATAGACTGCTCGCCTCGAGCGTACAGCCTTAAGTTATGAAAATCGTTTTGATTAGTTCTATATCTATTAGAGCCTCTATCGTGGTTAAACCACTCTTGCTCTATAGCCTTACCTATCTTTAACCCGTACTCATAGCTCAGCTTTTCAGCATCACTAACCGTTTGACTTGGGAAATAACTTTTAATGCCAGACTCTGCCATATTTATTACTTGATTATTTGTGAATTACTTCCAGTGTTTTTATATCTGGAAATGTTTATATTTAACTTTGGTTTTTGAACATCAGCGTTTGATCTATATAGGTGTCTATTGTTAGCCATGATAGCTAAACCAGAACTTATCGACGCATCATGCTTTGTTCTTTTGTTTATATCAAACTTACACCAGTCATTTAATAGCTCGTTAAAATAACAGTCCCCGTGACTCCCATCTTTCTTAACGCCTACGTGATCTTGGATGTACATCTCGATTGCTGCTGCATGAGCTTGTTTAATGTCTTCCGAGGAATTCGGTATTCCACCAACCTCTTTTTCTGCAACAGATAGTTTGTTCCAAACTTTATCAGGTCTATTCATACTAAACCCTCTATACCCTCTACGCCTCAGGTAGTACAAGAGACGAGGTTTATTGTTCTCCGCGAGTATAGGCATCCCGTAAAATACTAAAGCCATTAGAACGTCCTCAAAGAACATCTCGGCCGTTGGTGGTCTTGATAGGTATTCTAAAAAGAAACTATTAGCTGGAGCATCTTCCATTGAAAATTTAGTTAGACCGTGTAAAGCTCCTTTAGATCCAACTCCATCCACCGTACCTGATATATCATAACTATCACAACCAAATGAACCCATGTGCTCGTTACCCGGGTACTTAACACCATTTTTAAGTACCACCTTGTTTTGTATATTAGAAGGTGGAACCCAACTTATTTTAAACCTACCCTTTGGATCTGGGTTAAAAGTTACTTGAGTGTCTTTAATTCCGTTTGTCCACTGAAAGTTACCTTGAGTAACGCCTAGAGTGTTTACCATCTCTTCATTGTAATCTATCTGCTCGTATAGCTTGACCAAGTTGAATATACTACCTTTAGTCTCGTCTCTAAAAGCGTGCTCTGTAGTTCTTGGGAACTGACGGTAAAATTCGTTCAAACCATCTTGATCATCTTTTAAACCATCTACTTCGTTTTGCCAGTTATCTATTACACCTACATCTATTAATTCACCACTTGGGTCGAACCTATCGACATCAGGAGTAGTGAATACTGGAATTCCGTACTCATCAATAAAGCCTTCGTAGTTCCATTCCATTGGGATAAACAAAGAGTATAAGCCAGACTTTGTTTGACCATTTCTGTTTCTTTTTGTAACATCTGAAGCATTGTATAATTTTTTAAAGTTCTCACCTCCTTTATCTAAAGCGTTTGATGTCGATCCCATCATACACTTACCGATGATTCTAGATCCTAATCTTAAACAAGTTTTTGTAACTCTCCAGTTATTAAGTATATTCTCAGGTCTCTCCCATTTACCAGCCTCATCGTGTACTAGCAAGGCTAATTTTTCACCATCATAACTATTGTCTCCAGTGTTTTTCCAGTCAATCGTTGTATCCAACCCTTCTAAGTCCTCTATCTTTTCGTTTGCTGTTATTTTCTTTCTGGTAAACCTTGTGGATGGAACTCTGTAAGCGAGCTCTGTTTTCGGACGATCCATACCATCTTGTATCGGTTTGAAGAAGAATGGATAATTTATACTAATCGGTACGATTTTATCGGTAAACATCTTCTTAGCATCTGCACCTGTTTTAGATAACACCCCAAATCTACTATCACCTGCAAGAGTGGCTAAATTAACGGTTTCAGCTGATGACATGAAAGAAAATCCAGAACGTCTATTCTTAAGGTAGCACATTCCATAACATCTTTTGTCTGCCTTACAAGCCTCCCAGAATATAAAGAACAACCTATTTGCTTCTCTGAAGTCTGGTGCTCCAACATCAATCTTACTCCACTGTAAATACATGTACTGAGTACCTGGCATCCACGTTGGTTTTCCATTGTTGTTAAACCAAAATCCCTCTTCTCTTCTTCTGAACTCTTCGTCTATGTAATCGTACCATTGTTCTTTTTGATCCTCCGGATACGCACGCCAATCAAAGATGTTCTTTAAGCGCTCTAATTCCTTCGGCTGAGCAAATCTAACCCATTTTTGTTTCGTGTTGCTATACACATCCTTAGGCACCTTAGGTAGAGCTATGACTAAACCCTGTATTTCTATAATCTCTCCTATCTGACCAGTGCGAGAGAGCACTATAACATCATGATCTTTATCGTAGCCATACTTCCACTTCTTACCCTTATTCATTCTAGAGATAGTGGTTCTTTTTATCGGCTCAACTGTCTTAACTAAGTTTTGCTCGTACATTTAATTTAATTTAATTTACTGATACTTTGCGCTTTGATCCACTACAATTATACCAAAATTTACGAACACAGAGGTATTATTTGCCCCAACAAGTGCTTCTGCATATAAATCCGTTTTTTCTTCAAAACTTAATGGAATTGCATATGTCTTATTAAACTCAGAGGTACCCGTGGAATCTAAACTTATCTGTTGATGCAGCCTTATAACACCATTTTTTCTAGAGTAATACTGGATGTCAGCGGATGTAGCAGCGCCCGCACCCTTAACAATAGCTCCAGATAAGTTTGTTAGATATGCTTTATGGTTTCTAGGAACAGTGTATATAGCCATTTGAGTTTGTCCGTTCTCAGCTGGTATTGTAGCTAAAGTTAAGCTATCGTCAGAGTTGTTTATAGTTATAACGCCCTCGTTGTATTCGCTCGATCCAGCAGAAGTAACAAAAGCTCTATAAACTCTTAAAAACTCCTTATTACCAGTTACCGCAGTTTGACCATTTAACGTGAAATCTTCTTCTATGGTATCGTAGTTAGTGTCCAAACCTTGAACTTTTATTGTTAAAGCTCCAGTAGTACCAGTCCCATTGTCATCAACATCATTACTTATTATCTTAAGTGTGTCAGCTGAACTTGGGAAGACATACAAACCACCAGCACTCCATATTGTTTCGGGATCTGAACCCGTGTCTATATCTCGATTAGAACCAAACTTATTAATGCCCACATGCTTTGGCACAAGCCCTTTGGCCAATTCTAAGTAAAAATCTAATGTATTATTGTTTAATCCCATGTGTTTTATTATTTTGATCTACCCTCTGCGAATCCCTTAAAAGTCTTTTCCTCTACCTTTTCAGTTACTTTACCTTCAAGCAGGTTCTCTTCTTCTTCTATTCTATTAAGTATCTCAAATGCATCAAATATAGCTAGTTTCTTTGAAGCCGCAGCATTCTTTAACTTGTCAGCTGTTAGATCGTCTTCAGAATCAGTGACAATAGCTTCTTTTGCTACTTTAATTAACTCTTCAACTGCCTTGTGCCCAGCTTGGATTATACTTTTCTTCGTTTCCTTGATGTTCATATTTGATTGTAATAAAATTAGATTTAACTCGATATAGTCTTTCGCCATCAACGATAAACTCGTATTCACTACTTGGTCTAAAACCAACTAGATCGTTTACTTCTACTGTACCATCGGAGAATTTAACGATGCCTTGTAAAGGTTTTTCAGATTCCGTGTTAAATTGATCCACTGCTTTCAAGGGCATTACGAAACAATATCCCTTAGGGCAAATCCATTCCCCATCTCTTTTGTACAAAAAAATCTGATCAGGTGCTATAAAATATGTTTTCTCATCGAAATAACTTCTGCTATTTTTTTCCACACCCTTAATATCATTCCACCTTCTAAAAACGTTGTGATGTATTAAAACAGTATCTCCAGTGTCTATGTCAGTGTGACCAATAAGTGGTTTTGCTGTTACTATAGCTTCTCTGTTGACAAACTGATGATTAAAAATATTAGTGTTTAGAATAAGCTCCCCACCGTCTAACTGCTTAGCGTTGTTGTATCTTTCTCCTTTTGGCGTTACAACAAAGTCGTGAACGCTTTTCATTATATTCTTTTGTGTTTTCTAACAGCTCTTTTACCTTTATATGTTTTTACTTTAGTACCGCCTCTTCTTTTACTTTTAGTAACAGTAGAAGTAACATTACCTTCTGGATCTGTCATCAAAAGTGATTTTTTATATTTCACTTTAGTACCACCCTTTCTTTTGCTTTTAGTAGTAGTTTTACTTTTTATATCAGAAGTATATCCTGAAGTTGGATCTTCAGTATTTATTTTATCGGTTGTTGGGGTGATAGAGGTGTTTCTTGTTACTGTTGTTTTATACTTATCACCTTTAGTTTTAGTAGTTCTTGTAACATCACTTTTAACACGCTCTTGTTTCAAAGGTGAATTCCCAAAACCAGAAAATCCTTTCATTTTAAATGGTGTGCTCATAATTTTAATATTGTAAGTTATATTCGACAGATACTGCCATGTTTTTATTAAAGTCTTTCCAAGGCAAAATATCTTTACCTTTTTTAATATAAACAGAAAATTTATCTTCTTCCTCTATGATATCACATATAGTATGACCACCATACACTTCTTGCCCTACGGCATAGTGCATGGCGTCATTCTTATAGTTCGCTCCTATAGATATTTTACGAATCAGCTTCGCCATCGTAATTTATTGTTCCATCATTGATATTTACATCAACCGTACCATACTCTTTCTTAAGTTCGTCTTGAAGTAAAGTTAACTCATCTTTCACTCCAGCTAGTTGATGTAATACCTCATGCTTTCTTAACTCCATACCACCAATCTCAATTTGAGCCCTGTTTATCGTGTTAACTGTTTCTTGAACTTTCTTTAACTGCTCGTCAGTTATTTTTTCTGGTTTAGACTTTAAATCTACTATCTTTTCTTTTTTTGCCATAATTTAATTTAATTTAATTTAATTGTTATTCGGTGAATAGTTCACCTGATACTAAAGCTTGTGCTTCGGTTTTTGTTAATACAGAGTTGTTTGGATAATCCATCCCGCTACCTAGATCTATTATTGCAGATAACTCACCAGTTCTTAAGCTAAATTCACCTTTAATTACTATTAAGTTACCGTCTAGACTTGTTCTTGGCGCTCCTAAGTTACCTTTAAAAGCCGCTTCTTTCCACGTTGGAGTGTAAGCTGTTGTTGTATCTATCTCTTGATCTATGTAAGTATATGATTCTTCTACTTGTGGAGTATCGTGCGGCGCTGCGTATAGCTTTTCAAGTAGTTCGGCTTTCGTATCACCTGAAGCGTAATCTACGCTTGCATCGTCCATATAAGCTTTAATCTCAGCTACAGTGTTATCCTCTGATGGAAAGTAATCGTATTTATTTACCATTCTTGTACCTGTTCTCTCTGTCTCTGTATACGTGTAGTTATTCCACCCAAGCTTAGGTTGTAATACGCTTGGTACTGCAGATTCGTAAACCGCTTTCGTTAAACATATATATAATTCGTAATGTGCCATTTTTTATTTTTTAATTTCTGTGATTACCTTTTGTTGCGTTATAATTTCTTAGTACTTCTGCCGCGGATAATTCCTTACTGTAAAGCCTAACACTATCTACCGGCCATTTGTAATCCCTGCTGTCCACTGTATCATCACTTATCCTAAAAGGAGTGTCAGTAGAAACACTTATGTCTGACTCCATATTTGTCATATAGTCACTTGGAGCACCATCTACATACGACCTAAGGGTTGTACCAGTTCTTGTAACCGCAATATGATACCAATCACCAACAACATAAGCAACCGCGTCTCCATCATCATCTCTATTCTGTATGTTTAAAGAGTCTTCCTTAGCGCCATCGCCGATCCTTGCGAGAAACTTTGAAGAGTTTGTTAATAGATTGAACCCTCTAGTGTTAGATGAACTTGCGTGCCCATTACTAAGTATCACGTTCAATCCACTAGCAGCGCCTCCAATATCTGAGTTATTTATAAACCCATACTGAGCCCAGCATTCGTAGGAAAAATCCCCTGTACCAAAATCTAAATCACCGTGATCCAACACCTCTGCGTAATCACCAGATCGTGTAGGAAAATTCAAGCAACTCGTATCTTTCTGCTTATTCATTATAAATCCTTGCGCATCTCGCGTAGAATCTACGCCTTGTGGGATTAGGATTGTTTCAGTCGCGTTTACTAGCGTTGCATCGTGTGTTCCAGGATTATTAATATTTGTCCAAGTGGATAAACCATTATTTCTCCAATAACCCTTAAGATTAGCAATTTGCGAATGCGTTGTTGCGTCTAACGCTTTTCCGTCATTATATAGTTCAATAATTTCCGCTTCAGAAAAAGCAACACCTTTAAATATACTAAATTCAGTTGCGGTTCCATTCATGACTCCGTTTGTGTAACCTGTATCCCAACTTCCAAATTTAAGAACTCCAGCAGAATGTTCAATTGGATTGTTTATTGAACTAATATCCTCAGAGCCTTGTTCAACTCCATTTATGTACATGTGGATATAATCTGTGGTTCTATTTATTACTCCTACAAAATGAAAGAATTCACCTATAGGTACAGCTGTTGAACCTGTAATACTCACAAGGCTTCCATTATTTGAACCGTCATCATCTTCAATAGAGAAAAGTGGATACCCATTTCCAGAAACAATTCTAGCATGCCACCCTGAAGCTCCTCCTCCTCCTTGAGCAAAGAAATAATTATTTGAATGGGAATCAGCTTGATATACCCAAGCGCTTATAGTAAAATCACCATCTTCTGGATTAAAATCATTATGATGACTAGCGGTTGCTTGCGGATTACTAGCTCCACCATTATCTTGAAACCAAGCTAACTCATTATACGATTGCAAAGCCGTTTGCGGTATATGTAATTGTTGATCTGCGTCTGTCCAGCCTGAGGCTACGCCGACTTCTTTTACTGAGACTCTTGAGATTTGAGCAGCGGTATCTGAACCAGACGCTGTCATAGAAAATCCAGCCGTTGTTAACGCTGTAATAGTCGCTGTTCTAAGTCCTGTGGTGGTAAGATAGCTTCCTCCACTAACACCACCTAAATCAAATCTTAACCCCGTTCCAGAAGCACTGTCCACGACCATCTCTGCGTAATAGGTTCTTCCTACAACAACTGCCATGTCTGTACTTGTTACATTCGTGGTTCCTGCCGCTGACGAATCCACAGTGGCTACTCCGTTACCCGAAACCGTCCAACCCGTTTGCGGTGTCCAATCGCTTGAGGTTGCAAAAGATTCGTTCTCAACCAACTCATCCCCATAAAACACGGTTGTCGCGTGGTTTTTGTCGTTTATTGCTTGTACAGTTATATCATCTATATCTAATGTTGTTCCACCGCTCCCATGAGTACCCTGGTAGAAACGCATGTAAGTTGAGTTTGCAGTTATAAGGAATTCATAGTCCTGCCAATCAGTAGTTAAAACTGGATTTGACGTTACATTTCCTAAATCACTATTATTACCAACCCCAGTAAAAGCTGTCGCGTGAGTACCTTTAGCTCTAAATTTTATTCTATATGTTTTGCCGGAGATTAATGTACTTGGCCCGAGCAAACCTGAACCATTACTGCTATTATAAGTGAATCTCATAAAACTACTATCTTCATAAGATATATCTCCACGCGTGGTGGAGACAGAGTAATCACTTGTTGTATTTGTGCTAAAATCGCTATTAATAAGGTAACTCACTAATCCTGTATTAGCCCCATCTAAAATATATGATTGTTGGCCTCTATGACCATCTTGCATTGGGTACCATAATTTAAGGTTGGATTCTGTTAGCAATGTACCAGAATTGTTTAAGGCTAGCTCTTCAGGGTTCGCATAGGCAAACGCTACGTCAGACGCAGTTAATACCGCGTCCCATATTTGCACATTAGATAAAAGTCCTTGGTGGTAACCTCCTCCTTGTTCGGTATTAACCCCACTGGAAATATACCCCTGAAACCCTATCGTATTATTTAGAGATCCATTTCTTAGATCCGTCTCGTTAGTATTAGCGTCGGTATCAACAAGCACCCCATTAATGTATAAACTAGCTAGTCCACTTGAATAACTCCATGTCAATGTGGCGTGGTACCAGTTTCCATTATTAACATCTATAGTTGTTGTAAGGTCGCTTGTATTACTTTTATTTGCGTTAATATTAGCGGTAAGTTTACCCCCCTCTACATTAATCCACCACGCGTATATAGACGAGCTTGCATACTTAGCTATCATTCCGCTGTTCGATTCCGTCGTATTAAACCATAAAGATATTGAAATTGCAGTCGCTCCATCCATGAGAGACAATGGTATGCTAAGGTGATCCCCAATCCCATCAAATTCTAATCCTCGACCAGAATATATTTGTCCGTGATTGTTGTTTCCAGAGGTATCTAACGCCCTGGCTTTTTTCGGTAATTCTATTTGTTGTATTGTCGTCGCCATTATGATAAAGTTCCTGTGTTACCGTTAATTTCTTTTATTGACACGCTCGTTAATAGCATTTCGTCACCCGAGTTTTTATATATTTGTATTCTGTTTGCGGTAGAATCTACAAACAAATTCAGTGTTGCGGGTAAGGTTCCAACAACGGTCTGAGTAGCTGCAAGTCCCGAGTACCCCACTCTAATTTTAGCGTTACCTGTTCCTTCCAAAGTAATAGCGTAAACTTTATCATCAGTATAACTGAGGTTCTGAAATATGTAATCAGTACTAGCGTCAGCATCAAAAGTTACAACTCCACCTGATTCGGTAACCCCAGAATTACTCCAACTAGCAAGCCCATTTATAAATGTACCATCAGTCACCTTGTCGGTACCAAGTGTCTCTCCTCCCCCGTAATGATTATCGTAAATTGATGTTGTATCTGGAATTACAGAATCTAAATTCCACCATGAAACTAAATCTGTTTTCTCGCTATCAGATAAACCTGCGTAATTTTTATTCATTATGGATTTGATTTGTGCTTGGGATAGGTGACTAGACCATACCCCGAAGTTGCACATGTAGCCTCGATACTCATTGGACCCCTCTTTTCCTATAACCATATCACCATAAGAGTTAGGGGTTCCAGTATCAATACGGCCAGAATCCTGAGCTATTAACACTCCATCTATATATAATTTACATCCATTTTGCATATCATCCACGTCTACCACAATAGCCCAATGATGCCATTTACCGTCGTCAGCAAAACCAGTGTCAGCCCAATATTGGTATCTATTACTGTGTAGGTATAAAAGAGGTTTATTAGTACTACTCATAACAGCGTGGAAAGCACCAGTTGAATTACTTCCATGTGAAAAAATTGTTTGGTATGCTGTTTGGGTGGAATTAGACCACCAGCAATACGTACCATCAGCTGTGTCAATAGGCTTACCGCTTATAGCTATATATTCATTGTTAGCAGCGTCAGCATTAATATCTGCAGCACCAGAACTTAATGGTTCAACGCTACTTAAATTGTAATTATGTTGTAACACTAAACCATCGCGCACGATAGATTTACCCGTAACCGGGTGTTTCATCATATTGGATCCTAATCCAAGCATTATACTC